CGGAGATTGGCTAGTCTGGGCGGACTGCGACGACGTTTTGGCACAAGCCGACGACCTCAAGAGCAAGCTCGCCGAACTCTCCGAGGAGGTGCTGATGGTGCGCTGTCCTTACGACGTGCGCGGCACCGGAAAGAAGCTGCAACGCGAGCGATTCATCCGTCGCAGCGCGTTTCAATCTGGCCGCGTCTGGCATCACGACGTACATGAAAACCTGCTACTTTTGCCCAACGACCGGCACGTTGAGTGGCCATCGCCGGTCTGGAGGCATGAGCCAGCCTGCATAAAACAAGATAACCGCAAGCGTAACCTTGCTATTCTAGGCCGCAGCGTAGGCGAAGCGGCGACCCAGTATTTTTATATCCACCAAGAGCACTACTGCGCCGGCAATAAACCAGCCGCTGAACAGTTTGGCCGCATCGCGCTATCGTTTCCGAACCTCGACGACTCTTTCCGGTACGAGGTTCAGCTTAACCTTGCGCGTATCTCAGCCAGTCGGCGCGAGTCGATGCAGTTCGCCATGGGCGCACACGGCGTCTTTCCGTGGTGCCGCGAAGCCATCGCCTCAATTATCATGCTGGCGTTTGAGAAGAACGACGGCAAGCGCGCGGCGTGGTGGGCGTCTCGGATGCTGACCTTGCCCGAACCGGCGCAGAAAGATCGTCCGTGGACGCACGAGGCGAAGTGGTACGGCTGGGCGGGGCATGATCTCGCCGCGCGTGCATATCGCTTGGCTGGCATGGTGGCGGACGCGAACGCGCTCCAACTGGTTTATCATAAGCACACCGAGCCGACCATCCGAATCACGCAAAAGACGCTCGGCAACTCGACGCGTTCTGTTTCATTCCGTGACGCTTGGTTATCAACTGCGGCACGGCCCGAGATCGTCGAGCATTACTTTCAAATCAAGGCCGACGACTCCGAGACGATGGCAATGGCGAAGCAGTTCCTGCATCACGTCGGCGAGCCTACTGAAACGCCTCGCGCCGTGATTCGCGTGAACGTCGAGGACGGCATGGTGCCGCCGAACAACTGGGACGAGCGCGTGCTGACGTGCGGAGAAACCGTCATCGACGCGGAGAACATCGAGCGAATCCTCGGAGCTAAAAAGCCATGATTCCAGAACCAGCCATCGTCGTCTGCACGAAGAACGCGCGTTGCCTTGACGTGATGAGAGCGTCGATCAAAGCCTACGTTCCGCACGGCATTCGCACCTACGTTTCGCACGGACTCGGCCCGACCTTCGGCGAGGCTTACAACGAGGCGGCGCGCATCGCGTTCAAGGAGCATGACCAACTCGTGATCTGCAACGACGACATCGTGTTCACGCCGACGACATGGGCGAAGCTCATGGGCGACGTGAAATTACTTCGTAAACATTATCCAGACCTCGGCTGGGTGGCGACTCGCTCGGACTACGCGCGCGGCGAACAGAACATCCGCAGCGGACGCGGGCAAATTGACTTCCTGCGGTTCGCGTCGGAGCGAAACATCGTACAAGCAAGCGTCATTGCGCCAATCTGCGCGTGGATTCACCGCGACGCATGGGTAGATTTTCCTCCGCTCAACTGGTTCTCCGACGACGTGCAATGCCTCGACATGAAGCGACCGCATTTTATCTCGCGCGCCTACGTTCACCACGTCGGAAGCCAGACCTGCGGAAACGACGCGCAAAAGTGCATGGACGATGCCGAGCCTTGGCTGCGCGAGAACCGGCCCGAGTTGCACGCTCGGTGGTATTTAACGAAAGGCGCATAAGTATGGCCGCCGTCCGAGACTTCGACCCGACTCAAATCAACGCCGATTTCGACGCTATCTTGTCGCAAGCTGGCATCGCGTTCACCTATCAAGGCAACAGCATCACCGGCGTCTGGTCTGCATCGCGCGACGCGTTCGCGGACTTTGAAGATCAACGCCGCGACGATTCCAAGTTCACCGTGTTTCTTTTGACGACGAGCGTAAGCGCAACGCCGAAGGTCACGCAGACTCTTTCGCGCGCGGGCATTACCTATTTCATCGAACGCGTGACGCTCGACGCCGAGGGCGCGGGCTGTGAAATCGAGGTCTGCAAAACAATATGATTCAGATCGAGACGAGTTTTCATCGTTTAGAATACCAACTGGCGCGCCTTGCTCTGGCTGCAAAGGTCGATCTCGGCTTGGTGATCAAAGAGGAAGCCAAGTACGCGATTCAGACCATCGTGAAATTCACGCCGCCAAAAACTAAACAGCAAGGCGTCAATGCTGTTCGTGGTGACTTTAGCAGATTGGCCCAGCCTTTGGTTTATAGTGATCTCAAAACAAAGGCAACGAAGGGAGGTTTTTATGGTTCGATGGCGAAGTATGTTCGCAATCGTGATGTCGAAAAAATGCGCGCGCTTTTGCGTAATCCAAAGCTCACCGGATACTACGGAATGAAATTTCTCGAGAATGAAGATGCTCTAAGGAACGAGCACAAAGCGCGAAGAAATGCTCGCGGAAGAATAACCGGAAAAGCTACTGCTCTAGCATTTGGAGCAGACTTTAAAAAGTATCGGAAAGAAATTGAAGGCCGTGTCGGCTGGACGGTATCTGGATGGAACTCATCGGCAAAAGTTGCCGGTGCGCGCTACAAAAAATTTTCCGATAGATTGAAACCGCAAGGCGGACTTAAAGGACGCTTGTTTGGTTATGTAAGTTCTAGTTTTGGGGAAAGACCTTTCATCAAAGCGACCGCATCGCACGTTAAAATTCCAAACTATCAACGCATGGTGGACGGAGCAATCAACTCACGAGAACGCACTACCATTAAAAAGATCAATGCGGTTCTTGCAAACCGCGCCGTCAATCTTGGATTCACCAAGGTGAACGGAGCAATGCCACTTCTAACCGCCGCCGCATGAGCACACGCACAAACATTCGCAACGCTACCGCAACCGCCCTTACGTCCGCTCTAGTAGTGCCAACGGCGAACATCCTGCGCGGGCGCAACAACACGATTGCCAGCGTCAGCTTTCCGTCGGCTGCGGTCTATGCCGTCACCGAGCAAATCGAAGTTCGCACGCTCGGCCCAAGTAACCGCACGCAGTACCGACAGCTTCAACTCGTCGTTGATTACTTCACGGCGGAGAGCGGCACTTACCTGATCGACGATCTTTTCGACACCGGCAGCGCGGCGGTCGAAGCAGCGGTGCTCGCGGACGTGACGCTGGGAGGCGTGTGTAGGGATACACATTTGACGTCAGTTGATTATATGATCGAACCCGACGAAGAACGCCGCTGGGGCACCGCTCGTCACACTTTCAACTGCATCTATCTAACCAACGATTAACATGGCTAACCATCTCGGCCGCGAAGGCCTTATCAAAATCTCGTCCACCACTATCGGCGAACTCCGCAATTACTCGCTCTCGCACTCCTCCGACACCGTCGAGGATAGCGTGATCGGCGACGTTTACCGCACGCGTCAAGGCTCAATGAAGACTTGGAGCGCATCTGGCGATCTCTACTGGGACGAAGCCGACGCCGGCCAACTCCTCATCACTATCGGCTCGACCGTTACGCTCAACCTCTATCCAGAAGGCGCGTCGTCCTCCGACGTTTATTATTCCGGCTCGGCTATCGTCACGAAATTCGACGTCTCGGCTTCGTTCGATGGCCTTGTCGAAGGCTCAATTGCCTTTGAAGGCAATGGCGCGCTCTCGACCCTTACCGTTTAACGCTAGAAAAAAACACAAAACAAAACACACATGGAAGCCATTGATCTTGTCCGCGAACACTTCAACAATCTCGGCACTAAAAGAATCGAAGTTCCTGAATGGAAACTCGTGATTTTCTCGACGCCAATGACCTTGGCCGAGAAGAACCGAGTTTACAAAAAATCTCAGAACAACGATATGGATTTGCTCGTGGACATTCTGATCATGAAAGCCACGGACGAGAGCGGCAAGAAGCTATTCACCATCGAGCACAAGCCGACCTTGCTCAACAAGGCTGACAGCAATCTGGTCGCTCGCGTCGCCAATGAGATTCTTGCGGACAGCTCCGCGAAGCTCGACGACTTAAAAAACTAATCGGCGGCGATGAAGGTGCCGACCT